CTCCGGAACATCGCCGGGATCGCGACTCTGACTGTGAGCCCGTTGATCCGCGACCGGCAGTCAATCTATGATGCGGTTCGTGACAACATGATCCATCCGTTCACGAAGCCGAGCGTGACCATCGACTACCAAGATGACGTCATGCTCGACGAGTTTTTCGTTGTGCCAACGGTATGCCACGTGGTTGAATCCCAATGGAAGCCGAAGATGAACCCGACCCACAGCAGGTTCATCCACGGTGACATCGGGTTGTCTGCTGACTGCGCGGGTATCGCGATGGGCCACGTGAGCGGGATGGTCAAGCGGCAACGGATGAAGCCGGACGGGACCGTTTCCATTATGGAATACCCGTTCATCGTCATTGACTTCATGCTCCAAATACTACCCCCGCCCGGATCGGAGATTGACCTCGCGAAGATGCGGGGGTTCATCTTGTATTTGGCGAAGATGTTCAACATCGTACGGGTTACTTTCGACGGATACCAGTCGGCTGAGATGAAGCAGAATCTGATCAAGAGCGGAATCGAAGCGGACATCCAGTCCATCGACAAGACCGACAAGCCGTATCTTGCGCTGCGTAACGCCCACTTCGAGCGGCGTCTGGCGATGTATTCATACTCCCCGTACATTGAGGAGGTCCTGTTCCTCGAACGTGACGTCAAGACTCAGAAGGTTGACCACCCGAAGAAGAAGCCGGACGGCGGGAAGGGGAGCAAGGACGTTTCCGACGCAGTGGCGGGTGTAGTGTTCGCGTGCATGAGCGACAATCGCGCGATACAGGATGCGCCAATTTTCGAGGATGACGGTCCTGCGCAGAAGAAAACGGTCCTCGATCCGAAGGGCGACAAGCCGCAGGCCGAGAAGAACAAGGTGAAGGTGATCGGAGGACACACGGTCGATTTTGAGGCCATGCGGAGTCGGTTCAAGCAATGACGCTGGACGCCCGGGTCGGTCCGGCATAGACTCGCAGGGTCAGCAGGCGGGAGGATACTACGGTGCCCAACGACGAGAAGAAGCAGAATTATACCAATCCGCATCAGGTTGGTTGGTTTTGGCGTTTGTTGGGCCTGCATCGGAGGCAGGAGCATCCGGTCACAGTCCAGATGGACTTCGAGGGCTCAGAGGACAGCGAGAACCTGCAGGCGTACGTGGACAAGCTCCTCATTCTCCCGCGCGACCGACGTGAGAAGCTCCGCGTTTACGACTCGATGGACACCTTCGACCTCGTCATGGCGGTCCTCGACGTGTATGCGGAGGAGGCCACGCAACGGGACTACGACCGAGGCGTGACGGCGTGGGTCGAGTCGAAGGACCCGGGAATGATCACGGCGGGGGAGGAGTGCTTCCGGAACCTCCAGATCGAGAGTCGCATCCCGCAGATTACCCGGAACGTGGCGAAGTACGGTGACGAGATACGTCGTCTCATGTACGCGACTGGTAAGGGTGTGCTGGGTTGGAAGCAGGTACATCCGACGAGGGTGCACCGGCTGGACGACAAGTACGCCCGCTTGATCGGCTTCCGGGAGGACGGGCAGAAGTATCGAGGCAAGTTGCAGCGGAATGTGTCATGGCCGTGGGACTACGTGCATTTCCGTCTGCTGGGCTCCGGCGAGGAACTGTACGGTACGTCCGTCCTCGAAGCCCTGTTCCGTCCGTGGCGGCAACTCGCATTGGCTGAGGACTCCGTGCTGATGTACCGGATGCGGCGTGCGCCCGACCGGAACCTGATCCTCGTTGACGTGGGGAACATGGAGGAGGCGGAGTCTCAGCAGTTCCTCAATGCGTGGCGCAAGAAGTTCCGGAAGTACGAGTTCGTGGACCCGGCTAGTCCCAACTACAAGAAGCAGTACAACCCACTCACACCGCTGGAGGATATCTTTATCGCCATGCGGAAGGACAACCAGACACGGATTGAGACCATGTCGGGTGCGGGCAATATGGGCGAACTGTACGACCTCGAACACTTCCGCAACAAGTTCTTCGGGACTGCGAAGGTACCGAAGGCGTACTTCGGTTTCGAGGGTGAGATCAACGCGAAGGCGACACTCACGCAGCAGGACGTCCGGTTCGCACGCACCATGAAGCGGCTGCAGCGCGCGGGTATCTACGGACTTCGGCAGGTGCTGGAGTTCCATTACTCTCTGCTGCCGAGCAACCCCGAGGACACGTCGTACGACTTCACGAAGCCTGAGCACGCGTTCATGGTCCAGATGCCGCCCATCTCGTACCTCGACGAGTGGGAGCGGCTCGAACTCGTCGAACTGCGGTACCGGATCGTGGACGCCATGTCGCGTATCGCGTCCGAGTTCAAGTTGGACCCGAGGGTGTGGGCCATCTATGTTCTGCTGAACTACGCGAAGCTGCCCGAGGACCTCGTGCAGAAGCTCATAACGCAGACCACACCCGCAGCCGATCCCGGGGCCGGGGGGTTCGAGTCTCTGCCACCGCGCTTGAAGCGGCTTGTGGAGGGGGCCGACCCCAAGACCCAGAAATACATCAGGGAGGACATGAAGCCGACGGGATACTACTCCCTGTCGGACACGGAGCAGAAGCTCCTTGCGGAGGCGGTGCACTCCAGTCCTGCCCTGCGTCGGATCATCGGTGACATCACCTACTTCCACGAGGGTGACACTCACGCCGCATCCCTGCAGCAGGTTGACCCGAGCATCCTCCCGGTCACGTCAAGGGGCGAGCCGCTGCAGGACTCGTGCGAGGACGATGCAGAGGCGAAGAGCCTGCGTGAGGACTTGGAGACCATTCGGCAGGAGGTCTGAGCGTGCAAATACCATTCGCAACCTCGAAGAGCGAGAAGTATGCACCGCTCCGGCGCTGTTTGACGTTCGCAGCGGAATCCGTGGGGTTCACTGACTACCACGCGGCGGCGATCATGAACGCGTTCCTCGAACGACTTACGACTGAGGTCTCGTCCGGGAACATCGTGATGATCCCGGGGTTCGGCATATTCGGACCCGGGAAGGACCATTGGTCACGAGCTAAGCCGGAGAATCGGCACTGCATCCCGAAGTTCTGCGGATCGGGTGGGTTCCGGCAGCAGGTGCGGACCGACTGCAAGTTCGAGAAGAATCGCGAGGACGAGATTCGCCTGTACAAGAAGAATACCGGTACGTGGAGGAAGCGGTGGAAGTCTTCGCGCGCGTTCGTCACGCTGCATGATGCAAGGGTGCAGACGATCAAGTGGGCGGATGCCAAGGGTATCAACGTAGTTCGGGACGACAGGCCGAAGGTGGTGCTTCCGTGAACGACCGGACTGTTTTCTTCGACGACCTCTTCGTGTACGCGCCCAGCATGGCCCCGCTGTTGGAGGGGAAGTCCCTTGGGACTGCCAAGCTCAAGGACATCATGCTCAAGAAGGATATGTTGATCCCGAAGGACCTCGAACCAGAGTTCCTCGCGGTCGAGCGCAAGAAGGGGCAGACGGTTGGTGCCCGTATCCTTGAACGCGTGCAGGTGCGGACGAAGCGGAAGTTGCGAGCGGTTGTGCGTGGCTACACCGAGGGGAAGTTCGACGAGAGCGAACTCCGGAAGTCCGCCGTGAAGACCATGAAGACGGCGTGGCGCGAGGTGTTCCTCGCAGGATTGCGCGCGGGTGGGACCGTGGGCGAGGGTGCGGGGCCAGGGAAGACCACTGTGAAGCTGGACGCAGGGGACGACCTTTGGGTCAAGGGTGCCATGACCCATGAGATGCGTTTCCTCAATGGATTCATCGCGGCGCTCGTTGACTCGACGTACAAGATGGACCCGTTGAAGCGGGCCGATATGTACGTCGATGCGCTCGCCAGCTTCTACGAGTCCGCCCGGGTGATCGCGCTCCCTGGCAATGTCCACGTGTTCTGGAAAGGCCCACACGATCATAAGACCTGTGAGTCCTGCCGCTACCTATTCGAGCACTCGCCGTTCACGAAGTGGACCCTCCCCACTACCCCGCGTTCCGGCGCAACTCTGTGCCTGACCAACTGCCGAGACCGGCTCTTCATTCGGCGTGTGCCGCATGAGGTAGAGGAGGTCGACGCGCACGGGGCGCTCGTGCAGCGCGATAAGCACGTTCGCGACCTCCGTAAGATCAAGCACCAAGGGCACTTGTAATACTAGAAAATTGGCCTGCAGCGCGGGATTTTTTCTTGCTTTCGCGCACGCATGTGGGATACTGCGGGTGCGAGAGGAGGCCATACATGTGGCTATTCAC